TACAATTTGTGCTTGTTTAGCAAAACTTTTAGTAGTATTTGCACCAAGCTGAGCAGTCCCTTTTTCTAATTTATTGTAAGAATTTTTTGAGCGAGAAGCTTTATCGGTTGATTTAGAAAGTTTTTCTGTAGATTTTGCTGCTTTTTCTGCTTTTTTAGCAACAACATCTAAGCTTCCATTATCTCCGACTTTAATAGTTAATTGGACTTCATTTGCCACTATTTTTTCTCTTCAGCTTCTCAAACTCCCGCTTTAACTGTTCGGAAGATTTTTTGATAGCTCTTGAGTCAAGAAAATATAATATCTCTAAAAATAACTCTTTATCCTTGACATCAAATATTTCTAAATAAATAGGTAAATTTGTATAATCTTTACCCATAAATCCAATTTCTGGATATACTCTATCTCCTAATAGGCCATAGACATTGGCGGCTTCTATAACTATATCTGGAAACTCATCCCAGTCTGGAGGTATTTCTTCTTCTTTTGGCTCCTGTCCTAACTGTTCCATCATCTCGAAATATTTATCTCGAGTCATTCCAGTATCAAGATTCTGAAATAGTTTTTTTAGATTTTCTAGACACTTTTCTTTCTGTTGTGCTACGAAAATTATCTAAATCAAAGACTACCTCGTTGAGCCATGTATCAAATTCTGCCGAATTACTTACTAAGACCTCGGCATTTTCTACTGAATATTCTACTTCTGCTTCGGGATCTTGCCCTTCAGTATCAATTAATAGTAAAGTTTCTAGATGTGTTACTGTTAGTCCTTTCCAATTTTTTAAAGTGGCATTAGTAAATTCTTTTACGAATTTATCTTCATCTAAAGACTCTGTTAATTGACGAGTTTTACGATCGAACTTATTTGTAGTACATCTTTTTCGAAGCCCTGTTAATTCTTTTCGAGAAAGGTTTGCTACTTCGACCGAGAATCCTTCTAGGCCGGGAAAGTCCATCCATACAGACTTGCTATCGACCATTAATTTTTTTAATTCCATTTGACCTCCTTAGTCAGTTACGTATTGAAGTAAGTTTGAAAGCGTGCCGTTTTCTACAAGCCTCCAATCATAATTTTGAGTGTATACCGTTCCGGTTCCTACTCGATTTGTAAAACTGCAAGTTGCTGGACCAAACTTAAATCCCCGAAAATTAGGAGCACTTTGTCCATTGCCTGCATTAATTGATAAAGTAGCGTCAGTATCCCAAGTAAGCGCATTGCTAGTATTAGAATCATGAAGATACTGAGTGATCGAACCGGAGAGTATTTTTTTGGAGAGAGTAAATGCAGAAGGATACATAGTATTTCCTGCACTATCTACAGAAAGAGCCGCATTAACAGTTGTGTAAGGAGTCCAGGAAATGTCGTTTTGTAGCTCCATTGCTACACCTACAACATCGTTTATAGCTGAACTATTTAATGTAACTTCTACAGTAGGAATAGTATATGACATACTTGCTGACCTACTTTGTAAAGTTCCTGTTAAAGTTGCTGCTCTTGTGAGTTTTGCTGCTTCTCCTTGAACCTGTATACTCAGGGGTCGTGATCGCTCGATAACGAAACTTCCATTTGTAAATACAGCGGTTTCAAGTTTAAATGTATCTGCAGCAGTTTTAATATATAAATCAAAAGAACCTGCGTCAATTAATTTAGTTTCTACTATAGTAAAGTCTGCTTGAGTAATTGCATTTAGAGTAAATGAAAAATTAGCAGCGTTCGCTTTCGTAATTACGCTAGCTTCAAAAACATTATTCTGCGCATGCAGTGTCCTTACAGGATAACTTTCCTCAGAAAATGTTTGACTAAAGGATATATCACTTACGTCTATTCTATATCTAAGTCCTCCACTTACAAGGAATACCTGCGCTTCTCTTTTAAAGTTATAAGTTGCCATTTATTTTTACTCTAAAGAGAGCGTACTCTCACTTTTACTAACGTATAGTATAATTGACAGGAGGAGAAAAGTCAAGAATTATTTTTAAAAGGTATAAGAAAAAAGGGGCCGAAGCCCCTTTTTTGAACCACATTCTTATTTTTAAGATGCGTGGTAAGTAAGCGTAGCTTCGTTCGTTCCGTCAATCGTAGAAGGCAATGCCATAAAGTTAGTTTCAAGAGAAATAACATCTTCGATTGAGTGAGTAGGAATCTCAACGTGACAAGTAGGCATGCTAATTTCAAGACGAGGAGTTGCAGACGCACCACCAATCTTGAACGTAAGAGCAAACGAATTTGTCACTACGTTTGTAATACTTCGGAGATCTTCAAAGAAATCCGCAGAAGCATTTACAGCGCTTGTATCTTTTGTAAGATAGCAAGTCAAAGACCCACTAACAGAACGCGTACCTGTTACGTGACCGATGGGCACGTTTACAATACCGAGTTCTTCTGGAGTAATATAAGTATTATTATTTGAGAACGTTACATTACCGCCAGTCAGAGTCAATGAGTACGAAGTTTGCATTTCATCAGTACCATCATTATCTGGGTCTGCTGCAGTAGTTACTGTCAATACAGTCAAACGGTTACGAATAAAGTTTGTAGTATCAGTAATTGCTTCATTAATATACGGAGTTGCTGCTTCAGTGCCATCCCCTACATTTGTCATAACATAGAGTCGGTAGCCATCATTTGAATCAAGCCATACATCTCCTACCGCATATGCAGTGCCGTCTGCTGTTTGAGCAGGGCTATCTGCAGCGTCAAGAAGATTTGCTTGTTCTTTAGTGCTTCCTGTAAAATCAATTACTTCTGAAGAGTTTCCAGACCATGCAATTGTAGCAATACCGTCAATATCAAAATCAACAGAGGCTTCATTTACAGTACAATCAGTAAGTTTCATTACTTTACGGTTTGCTTCACCAAGTACAAAATAAATGTTAAAAGTACCTAGAGTAGATTTGTTTGATTGACCAAAAGTAAAGCTAGATGAAGAGCCTCCAGGGGTAACAACCGCACTACCGCCTCGATCAAAGGCCGCACTTCCGTAGTTATCCGCACCCATCATTAGAGCCCAGAGAACTTCCTCTACTGCATGAACTTCAGCAGCAGTATCTGCTGATCCCGTTCCTTGTGACGCACCCGCTGCTACGAAAGGACGTACATAAGTTGAGAAAGACCATTCTCCAGGAGCAAGAGAGTCATTAAACGCTCTTCGTCCACGACGGCTTACTCCAGCCGAAGACTCCATTTCATTAAGAGTGATTTCCGAACTGTTAGTAGCCTGAGAAAAACTGAATCCATCCAATACAGGTACTTCCCACACATAGCTATCAAACTCAATGTACATCTTCGAGTCGCGGCTAAAATATAGTTGTTCTGCCATAGTTTTCTCCTATGCAACTTGAAAAGACTTGGACGTGAACGTTTGTTCGTGCCAGTATTTTCTAATAACGAACCTCAATCAGAATTTCTCCAACTCCTAAAGGTTCTAGTACACCTTCATCAGTATCTATACTGACGACTGTGATTTGTTGGACATTAAACAGATTATTTTGAGCGTCTGAATACTGTATATTCGAGTTCTCTTCAATTACTGTTTCAACGTCTTCCATTAAAGCATTTAAAGCGTTTTGGGCATCTTCTTCGTTTACATAACAACGAATTGTTATAGAAAGAAATCGATCTTTATACCCTCCGCCTTGGTATTCTCTTGTTTCACTTCCTGCATTCAAATGAATTGCTGGAAATTCTTCTACTTCATCCCAAAACTTTAAGAAAGGATGAACATTATTTCCGACATCTGTAAGCATTGCTCCTGAGCCGTCAATATTTTTTAATTTTTCTACAATAGCTTCTACTATATTTGCCCTTCTGGAAGTATAAACTCTTTCATTTGCCATTATACTCTCCTAGTAAATATTCGTCCTAAGGCATATTCTGCTGCTATTTCTCTTATTGAAGCGTCAATTAGTGTTCGAGGATCTCGCTGTTGATCTGCAAATCTAGAGCCGCTTGTTGCTTCAAATACTCCGTAAGGTTGTCTTTGATAAGTATATCCAATACTTGGAAAGCCTTGTCGAGTTTGTGTTATATCCATTACTCGTACACTCGATGCGAATCTTCCTGTACGATTTTCTAATCTGGGGGCTCCCATATTCCCTGCAACTTTATCTGGTAGTCTCTGATTCAATATAGCTAATAAAGTATTAATATTAAAACTAGACTGTCTTTCTTTTGTTTTTGGTCCTCCTGGAATGCTCCTAGGAGTTCTTTTACCTTTTGATTTTTGTTGCTTTGCTTGTACTTTTTTAGATAATTGAACAGGCATCTTTGAAGACTTATCTATCTTTGTATCTTCTGTTACTACTTTTGCTCCTCTCTTTTTGAATGGGTCTGTTACTTTTTTTATAGACTTTTTTCTCGTTCTAGTTATTGCATTATCAGAACCATCCTGCCGTATAACATCGAGTTTTTCAATTGCCTTTTTTATATCTTGTTGAATTTTTCGTTTAAAAGCAAGTTCTTCAGTTCTTCCTTGCTGTTGGTTAAAAGCTGCTGCTTCAAGAGTTACAGTTACTGTGCCTTTGTCATCATCTTTTCTTAAGATTAAAAGCTGTTCAATTTCTGGAATCTTTATTAATCTTTTTGGTATCTCTCCAAACTGCAATAAATCATTTATACGATTTTTAATTACAGATGAGTCATTTGCATGCCCTAAATCTAAAAACTTCAATCTATCTAATCTTTGCTTTGATTTAGTATAATAAGGCTGTAAAGAAGTAAACATCTGTTCTTTTGGTGTATTGTACAGATATTTAATCATATCAAATGTTTTTCGTGCATCTAGATGATCTATAGGCCCTTTTACTTTTGACTTACTTCGAAAAGTAATCGAGAAATCGGTAGCTGTTTGACTTCTATCAAAAACCTCTACATTAATAAGATCCCCCATAACACTGGCTTTTACTGCTTCAAAAAACGTTTTGCAAATTTTATCCAAGTCTCTTTTTGGTATTCTTACTCCATCTACTGCTACTTGGAAAGCTATATGATCTGTTACTCCTTGAAGACTTAGATAAAAAGTATGAACTTTTACATCAGATATTTTTTCTCTATATTCTTTAGAGCTTTTCTGCAATTCAGCATCAATTTTTTCTAAAAATTTCTTTAAGTCTCTGCTTGCCATTAAAAATTCTTGTACAAGTCTAAGACTCGCTTAATGTGGTCAGGAAACGCCACATTATTCCTTTGACTTGAAGAACTCTGATTCTGAATACTTGCTCCGCCAAGAGTTCTACGCTCTTTATGCTCGTCTTTTAAGTAGTAAGTGATTAAATCAAATACTGCGAGCTTTAAATCTTCAGGAGTGGATGAATATCCTGCGGTATAAACCACCTGTACTGCTCCAACCCCTCTCGGCCAAAACTTCTGAGTACCAGAAGCATTTGTACGAATAACACTATCTGTAGTAGTATCAAGATAGTATTCATAATCATTTGTAGTAAGTGCCGTGTAAGATTCACTATAAGAATCTCGCTCTGATACACTTACAATAGTATTCACCGGGCTTTCTGTTAGCTGAACAATATGTGTGTTCCAGTTAATATTGAAAGTCTCAGTTTTATTTGTAGAGTAAAAATCTACAATAGTGTTTCCACAATAAGTTTTTACTAATTGACTCACAGACGGTATTAACACATTCAGACGTAAGTCTTCCTTCGGTGTGTTAATTCCTTCCGCTTCTTTATATTGTGCTAAAGTAACTAGATTTGCCATAAGTCAAGTAGTAAAACCTCGGGGGAGGTTGCCCTCCCCGTTAGTTCTTAGCTATTATTAAGCTACTGAATCAATCTTGATTGCGGGTTGGTCGCTAGACGCACCTGCTACGATTTCGTTGAAGCCCAGAGACTGAGTTGCAACGATTACACGACGCTGATTCATTACTTCATAATCCTGCTCTACAGTTACACCGCGGAGACGGGGGATTACATAGTTGCGGGGGTATACCGCGAACGCTACAGGAGCACCGGCTGCTTCAGCAGGGAACTCTTCTGATACAACTACTGCTGAACCAAATACAGCACCAATCGTACCAGTTACCTTGATAGCGAGTTCAGTACCAACTTCATCCAAGCTCTGGAACGCAGAATCGCTCAACAGATCATAGTACATGTTCTGGCTTACGATATAGACTACGTCAGAAGGATTGAGGCCATACTTACCCATTTCCTTACGTGCTGCGAGGAGTTGTGCTGCAGTCATAGTATCGAAGTTACCAGCAGCAACAGTAGAACCATCAACGTCATGCTTTGCAGTAGCTGCGGTTGCATGTCCGTCGAGACCTGAGATAGTACCGTTACCGTTCAGGATAGCTGCTTCTACTGCACGACCGTGTGCACGTGCAACACCTTCAACCAACATAGGCATCAAGTTAATGAGTACTTGCTCATCAACTTCATTATCCATAAACGTGCTTGAGATCAAGCGATAAGCGTTCAAGATAACTTGCTTAGGCTGGTAGGTAGCATTTGAAGCGCCACGATTTTCCAAGTTTCCAGAAGTAGCATTAGTTGCCCATGCTGCGGGATCAACATCTACCTGGATGGGAAGAACCGTAGACTTACCATTTACAGGAACTTCACGGAACAAACGCGCTACGCGGAGTTCGTTCATGATTTCCTTTTCGATTAAAGAAGAAACTTCTTGATCGATATCTGCTGCGTTAGTAGCATAGTCGATACCTGCTTTTTCCTGAATGTCACGAGCAAAGTCAGTGTTCCAACCCTTCTGAGTCATAACACCCAACATGTGAGCATTCAAAAAGTCTTTACCCCAAGCTGAGATATCAGACTTTTGTGCGCGGTCAGCAAATACGCGCTTGGATTCGCGCATCTTGGTGATTTCATCTGACTTCTCTTCCAGCTCTTTCTTATACTGAGCGAGAACGTCTGCCATATCCGTTTCACGAGAAGTAAGCTTCTCTTCCATATCTTTAAGAAGTCGCTCAGTACCTGACTCTACGCCAGTTACTACAGCTTGCTTGACTTCTTCTTCCTGCTGAGCTTTAGCCTCGGCTTCTGCCTGAGCTTTCTCAGCAGCTTCTTGTGCAGCCTTCTCTTCAGCTGCTTTCTGCTCGGCTTGCTTCATTGCAATTTTAGCAGCAGTTTCCTCTGCTACCTTCTTAGCAAAAGCTTCCAAGTCGATTGAAGTTTCAGGAGATTCTTTTTTCTCTGACATATCAGTCTCCGTTGATGAGGATTTCTCCTCGCTTGGCTGCTCAATTTTAACAGCGTCTGCTGCTGCGGTTGAGTTAGCCTGTAAAA